ATTTAATTTATATCTATCCATTACTTTTTATGATTTTTAAAATTTTCAGAATAATTCTCAAATGGTGTATAAGTTGACCCATCTTTACCATCCGGATATTTTTTCTTTCCTCCATGCTGCCAATGTGAGGTATTTTGTGCAAATATAGCCCTCTTTCTAGTTAACGGATTTTTACTATGAGTAAGTTCTTCTGTTGTTTTACCTGTACGTTTTTTTGTGGCTGTAAATTTTCCACGATTTTCTGGTTTGATATGTATAGTACTCATAACTTAATTATTTTTCTCCGCTTACTTTGTTACGTAAAGAAGTTGTGGCTTTTAATTTTTCTATTCTTTCTTTAGATGCAATTTCTTTATTCTTTAATTCTTTTTCTTGTGCTAAACGTTTTTCATCTAATCCTACTTTTCGTTGTTCTAATGAATATTTATTTTCTTCATTTCGTTGTTTATTAGTAGCTTCCATTTCTTTAAGAACTTGACTTCCATAATTTATAGCGTCAGTCATTTGATTTCCTTGAATATCTTGGTCAAATCCCATACCTTTTATAACAGCTTCATGGATTCTAGCTTCTCTGTCTAATTCTTTTTGCTCAGCTTCAAATTCTCTTTCTTTTTGTTTTTCTTGTGCTGCTGCCTGTATTTGTTCAGACTGCATTTGTTTTTGAGCTTCTAATTGTTGTTGATCTCTTTGATTTTTTTCATTTTCAGAAGTCTTGATTAATCTTGACAACTCTGTAGTAGATTTTGCTTTAAACATATCTACAATGTTGGAGAATGTTGCTACACCTGAAGCCATAGCTTGTTGGGCTAATGCTTCTAATTTATTAAATATTTTATGCTCATTTGTAGAATTAGTAACATATACTGCATAATCAGAATCGCAGAATTTATCCATATCTATTTCAGCATAAATTCTTTGAAAATCATTTGCTATGTAGTTTATTTTCTTCAATTTTGGATAGGCTAATTTTGCACATTCCAAAAGATGAGTAAGTACATTTTTCTTAATTTCATTATGTATATAAAACCAAGGTTCTGTAATATTTGTAGAATTTACAATGGCAGCTTGTGTTGCTGTTGCTGTTTCAGATTGGTGTATAGTACCTTCTCTTTGAGGAGTTATTCCTACTATTTTATCTACAAGTTGTTCTATTTTTGTAAGTATGCTTATATACTGACCTACCGCTTGAGATAGCCCCATATCAATATTTGAGAATTGATTAAAATTAGAGACTTGTCCTTGGAATTTACCTGTTCCTTCTTCAAATGAATTTATTAAAGCTAATCCAATATTATCAAAGAAATACATCCATTTTTCTAAATCAATACCTTGACTTTTTGGAATTTGGGCGATATCCATTACCATCTTTTTACCTTTAGCTTTAGCCAATTCATTTTCAAGCCTATACCATACAATATTATATAAGTATTGATGAGGTTTAATTAGATCTACTAAAGAGGTTTGTTTTGTATTTGTAGAATTATATATTCTTCCAATATAAGGTAATTTAACAGAATAAGGATCGTCCATAGAACGTACTTGATTAGGTACAGGTTCTATATTAGCATAAAAATCAGTACCTACCTTTGTACCATGCCATACTTCAGGAATCCATCTCCATTCAAGAGTATAACCCGAAGCTTTCATTTCCGGAGTCAATTTGAAAGTCTCATCTACTATGCCTTCTTGTTCTTCTCCCAATTCATCTATAAAGGATAAAAATCCTATTTTTTTCATAGACTTCCAACATACATGAGTAACTAAATAGTGATTACTATTAAATCTACTCGTCCTATTAAATCCTGATTCATATTTATTTATATCTGTTTGGGAATATGCATATCCGGGGAACATTTGATTAGAAGAAAAGTTTGAACCAAATTGACCATTATCTAATTTTTCTACTTGTTCGTCTGTTAAAAATTCTCCAAATTCATCTAAAATTTGTCCTTTAGTTAACCATCTATCTTCTCTGAACCAGTCTCCATCCTCAATATTTGGATTATTTGGATTTCTATTAAATTCACAATATAAAGGATTACAAGCTCTTAATACTGGTTTTTTATTTACTATTCCTACATAATAATATTCTTCAGCTACAATTAATCCATGTTCCCATCCTTCATTGAATCTAAATGGAACATTAAGACTATAAATCAAATCTTGAAGTATTATATTACCCCATTCTTCTCTTTCATCTTGTACCGAATAGCTTGAGTATTTATCTACATCTGGAAAAGTTATAGGAGGTAATTGTTGTCCTGTATTAGGATCTACTTGAGGTTCTAATGAAATTCCTAGTTCTTGTGCTAATTTAGCATAAACTAATTGTTTGGTCATTTCATTTTTCTTCTTGTCCTTTTCTGTAAGAATTTCTCCATTTATACCTATTACGTTAAAATCAAATGGGCGATTTAATTCTTCTCCTTTTAAAGTATTTATTTTATTAACGATAATGTTAATATCTCTAAGTTTTGCAGGAGTATTTTGAATATTCTTGTCTTTTATTCCATAAGGATTTAATACGTAATTAAAATCATTTTGATTTATTATTGAATTAACAATATCGTATTTAATCTGTTTCTCTTGAGTAGTAGTTCTTCCGTTAGGATTACGCATATTACCCATAGAACATATTGCATCAACACATTGTTCTTTCCATTGTTGATCTTTTTCCTTCTCCGATATTTTCTGTGGAGGAAGGGTGCTAAATACCATACTTTTAAAATCCATATTTCAAACTAATTAAAAAATCCACCAGTTATAGCTCGCTTTAAAAAAGCATCTTCTATTATTTTATTTTCTTGAATACTTGACACTTTCATATTATAATTAGATAACCTATTACAAATCACTAACATATATGCTATTACACGGTCGAAGTTCCCAATCCTATTGTAATTAATGAGTTCTTCTAAAAGAGGAATTGAATATATCTTATGGAGGTTTAATTTTCCATTACCAGCATCTTGTAGTAGCCAGTCTCTAGTATATATCTCTAATTCATCTTTTATACCTTCTGTCATATGTATCCCAAAAGTCCTTTCTACCTTTGAGCCTTCTGTGGCTTTTAATATACTCGGAGTTTTAGCTAACAAATATAAAGAATGTTTATGAGAAAAATGCATTTTTAAAGAATTTCTTTCATTCTCATATAAATCAATAGCATTATAGTACATTAATAACTTTCTTACATTTTCATGATGCTCCTCCGCTGTCCTAGGTCTAGCTGTATATTCTGCTACCGGTATTTCACATAAGCCGTTGGCATCTAAGAAAGTTTTATAAATAAACGTAGATCCTAAAGAAGAGGTTGTAGACTGATCTTGGTCATAAGGGTCAGAACCGGCTAAATATAATCCACTAGGTACTACCCCATTTACATATTGAGGATGTTCCCATATTTGGATACACCCTTGAGTATCTTCGGTCTTTTTCATTCTATAACCACAAGGAGTTAATTTGTTACTCACATCAGGTCTCCATTCTAATTTAGCATGCTCTCCTCCTTCATTTTGTATAAATACTAACTCTCCACATTGTCCTTTTACAAAAGCGTCTTGTTGCATAGATTTTAACCATTGTAAATGTTCTTTTAATTCTCCTATAGGAAATATATTAGCATTTAACATTAGGAACGCTTCACTAGGAAGTCTAGGGTTATTTTGCATTTCATTATATAAAGGTCTTTTTGACTTGCCTTTAACAAGTTGTTCTCTACGCATATCTACATATTTCGTAGCTTTTACCAAATCTGTATTTCCTTCTTCGTCTTTAAATTCATTTAAACCTAGTTCATAAGGTACAAAGAATCCTATACTTCCAGTCTCTTCCCATATATCGTCGAAACACAAACAATCGTGTTCAGCAGGATTATTAAATACTTCTTTAGCTGCTTCAGAGGCTCCTGATTCCATTTGCCCACCAGTTCCAAAACAATAAATAGTACCAAATTTGAATGGTCCATTATAAGTAATATCTTTTAACGCTCCTAAAGAATCTATAAGATTTCCCATAAACCCTACCTCTTCAAGACAAGTTACTGAGGCACTAATACCGTTACCTGCTTGAGGATTATCATTAAATGTTCTATGATAGATTTTTGAACCTGACCCTATTCTTTGCCACTTACCTCCTATTTGTTTGTCTATTTTAGCTTCTATGAAGTTCCTTCCGGATACCCAAGATCCCATAAATGACTTAGATAACGGAGACGGATAAAATGTGCCTTGAAATGTCTGAGATCCTGCCAAATTATCCATAGATATTTGAGTCTTATTTAAGAGTCCTAAAGAATATCTTGAATCTATAGCCCCTACTAATGTTTCAGTATTGAACGGATTTCCTGAAGATAATGCTTGTAAATACGCATCATAGTCATAGCTCCCATCCATAAGAAAGTTATGTAATATAATTCCATTAGCAGCCCAAAATGACTTGCCCGAGCGTCGACATTCGATGTCTATAACATTGTGAGCATCAGACTGATACAGCGGTTTACCTAAATTTTTACTATGTATTTTTCTCAAATATGGTCTAGGATTTACATATGTTTTCAGTGTGCCATCGGATTTATAACATTCTTTAGGTAACTTATACAGTTCTGCTAGTTCTGGATTTTTATTAATCTTATCTACAAGACTATGACAAGTATATTCTTCATCTTCTGCAAATCCTGAAAAACCTCTAGCTTCTGCAAATACATATGCCTTTTCCCATTCCAAATCTCTAAGAAAAGGTCTAGCAACTCTGGCAGTTTTAGATTCTGCACTTTCTTTTAGTTCAATTTTACAAAAATTAACGTAGAAATAAAGATTTCCCGGCATCCATTTACCTTCAAACCAATATCCTTCAATACATCTTCTTTTTAAATCTTTCCAATAACTCTTAAAGGAAATGCTTAGAGGATTTAAAGTGATAATATCATGAATAAAATGTTTATTGGATACAAATTTTTCATGTTTATGTTCATCTTTGTATTCTATTTCATTATTCTTTTTGCTTATTTTTTTCTCTTTCATCTCTAAGTCTCCTAAGTCTTGCCGTTCTTTCTTGTATTAATTTTCTTCTATTTGGTTTTACACTAAATAATCCTATGTATTGAAGTCTTATTTGAGCATCTTCTCCTTTTTGAATAATGTATTTACAAAAATCAAACTGAGATTCACATACTTTTCGTACAACATCTATATCCAAATCGTATTTATCTGCTATTTTTTTATATTTACTTATATGATTCAGCATATTATATTTCGTTAGAATCCGTCATTGAAATTTGTCCTCCTCCTTTAGTTCTTCCTTCTCCTTCCAAATCTTCTTTTTCTACTAACTTTAAAGCTGCATCATATAGGTCATATACCTTTTTAGAATCTGCTAACATCTTATCAATTATAGAAGCTGTATTTCCTATCCATCCTCCTCTTTCAGTAGGCTCTCCGATAGTATATGGAGTATTACTTAAGAATTTAGCTCTTTCTTCAATTTTACTTTCAATATCTCTTAAAGCTCTTCTTGCTGTAGTATCTTGAAGTTTTATATAAAATAATTTCAAATTATCTACTTCTGCTTTATTGTTAATGTAATAATTCTTATCTCCATAAAAATCAGTAAATATTAAATTTATTTTACTATCTACTCCTTCTTCCGGAAGATTGAAAAATTTAGAATTCCTATCCCATATTAAAGCTATACACCACATCAATTTAGAAGACTTTATTTTCCCTTTGCTTGTGTCTTTTTGATAAAGACTCTTTATAGGATCTACTGCTGCTAATTGAATATGTTCTTCCCAGAAATTAGTTTCCGGAGTAAAGGTTTCGATTATTTGCATATTTCAAATTTATATATTATTTTGTTTTTAATCAAACATTTCAGTCTTAACCATATATAAATACTATAATTTTTCCAAGTCAACCTAGAAGGTTCTATTACTATTTTACAACCTTTCCGTTTGCTTTTTGGTACGTACTTTATTTTACAAAACATAATATTAAGTTTTATAGTTCTTTAGTATATTTATTATCAATATCAAACACCCCATCCTTCAAAATCTCATGGATATGTTTCTACTATCTTCATTTTTTACAATCTCTTTTTTAAATTTATTGATATTTTCAAAGAAATCTTCATCAATTACTCCACAATAATTATGTACTTTGTTTATAGTATAATTAAATGAAATTCCTACTAAATTATTTTGAAATTTAGATATAAACAAGTTTAGTCGCTCTTCTTCGTCTTTTACTAGAATTAATCCTGTATGATCGCTTATTATTTTAAATCCTGTATTTAAAATATCATTTAGCGTAATTATAATTTCTTTCTCTTCTTTTTTCATATTACCATTTTCCTTTAGGACATTTACAATCTTCTTCTGTACAATATACTTTTAAATCTACAAAACAACCACATCCTCCTTTTTTACGAGAGCATCGTTTTTTATTTTTAGTTATGAAAGCGCAATTATGACAAATCTTCAACCTTCTTTGTGCTTCCATTTCTAAGTTTTCTGGCAGCTTCTTTACCGAACTCAATGTTTTGTTTATGGATGCGTTCACTATCTTTTTCAAAATCATATCCTAAATCGTTTAATATTTTTAATAAAACTCCATATCTAGTAGCCCAAGCTTGCATTACAAAAATATTCTTTTTTTGCTTTTCTTCATCTTGTTCTCCTACTTCTATTTTAGGTTTATTATCTACGTGATTCTTAAAGAGTTTTGAGAAATGTCTAATTCTACTTCTTCTTTCAGTCCTAGACATTTTAATTTCTACTTCCTCTTTTTCTATTTTTTCTTCCATTTTAATATTGTTTTATGAATTTAAAAGTAATTTCATCTTGAGGAATTAATACAGGGTTTAATATAAGTTCTCCTTCTTTTTCAAGTACTGCTTTTTTCTCTATTATTTTATTTCTATAGTTATTCCAGTTTTGTTTAGATATATCTAATACTGTTTTTACATGTTGAATGTTTTTATTTGAAAATGTAAACTCACTTAGAGTAGGTTCCTTAACTCCATCTTCAGCATACTTTAAATAAATCAACACAAACTCTTTTACTATATCAAATTCTTTATCTGTAAGCTTTAAACCCCCATTAAATATTTCTAGGTAGTTTTTAACCAGATTTTCTTTTGATTGTATTTTTGCTGTTAATATCGGCATTGCTCATAATTTTTTAATTTGTTTCTACTTCAAGATAATACATATTTGTTCCGAATATTATTCTATGTTCTTTATATACTCCTCTATTCCTAAAGAAGTTTATAATTGTCCCTAAATATTTCATTAGATTATCTATTCTACTAAATTCGTGTAATATAATCATCTATTAAAAACTTTAATTCTATTGTAGTAGATTTACTATTTAATATCTCTTTTCTTTCTTCTTTTTCTCCTCTAAATAATTTTTCCAAAAACAACTCGTATCTTCCTCCATCACCTTCTATAATTCCGGACTGTTTTAATCTTGATAAAGAATTGGAAAAGTTTTGAGAACTATATTTGAGTTTAGTTTCTATTTCTTTCCTTGTATTGGAAGATAATAAAACAATACCTTCTGAGTTAGACTTTGTACAAAGAATTGCTAAAATCAAAACATCAGAAGGTCTTATTAAAAACGATATTGAATTTAAAGTTGAAAAAAGAGATACATAGAATTCTTCGCTAGTATTACTAGGAACTTCAATTTCTATTTTATCTCTCTTACTCATATTATACTACTTTAACTAAAATATCTGATTCTCTAATAGCCCAAAACATTTTTGGAAATTTATCCTCTCCGAAAGTCTTGTATAATGTTTGTAGTCTTACATGTGAAGCTACTATAATAGTATCTCCAACACCTACAAATGTTACTCCTTCTCCTACCGCAGCAACTTTCAATTCTCCGTTTATACTTTGTTTTGCTCTTTCTTCAACTATATTTTTCCATACCTCTTCCTTTAATATTTGAACACTTCCGTCAGGATACACTGAATCTGGCACACTTAAAATAATCATTCCGTTAAAAGGAATATAACCGATTTCATTTTCGAATTCTTTCATCTTTTATCTATTTAATTATAATTTAAAATCTCCTGAATAAGAAACTATTCCTAAAGTTCCTTTAAATTTTTCTTCTACTTCTATTGCACTTAATTGTTTAAGTGAAGAGAATACTATATTTTGAGTATCTATAAGTCTAGGTACACCTTCAAAATATATTTCTCTTGGTTTATCTACAGGTTTATCTAAAATAACCCAGTATAAAAATGGCTTAATTACTTTTTCCATAATATTATTAGTTTAAAACTATTTGCCAATCTTCAGATAACATATCTGTTTGCGATGCTAACCATCCTGTAACATATGTTTTGTTCGCTGCCCACATATCAATGTGAGGAACAATTTTAAACTCTGTACATCCTTCTTTTTCTAGGAATTCTTTTGTAAAATGTGTACCATCTCTTAATTTATCTAGTGGAACTGAATATCCTCCTGCTTGTACTAAAAACATTCCTTTACCATTCCAACCTTCTCTTGTTACTTTTTTGCCTGTTTTTAAGGCTTCTATCGCTTGTCCGAAATTCATAATTTTATAATTTTATTGTTAATTAATGTATTTACTAATATTTCATTGTGAGTTTGAAATTCTGAATGGTCCATTATAAAGATATAAGAATTGTTTTCAGACTTAAATAATCTATGGCCAAGCATTACATGAATTATTTCACTTATTTCATGAATTAACATCTCAATAGATTGTTTTTGTTCGTATATTCCTAATTTTATAATTTGTTCATCATAATTATATTCTGCCCCTCTTATATTTTTTGAAATAAGAACTTTAAATTCTTTTCCACAAATATTTAATTTTTTAGAAGTATTCATAGTATTATTCTCCTATATATCTAAAATCTATGTTCTTAAATCCACTTTCAATTACCAGTCTATTTCTTAACTGTTCTAATTCTTTCTTTGTTTTTAATTCTATATTAACTTCTTCTGAAGTATATTTTCTATTTCCTATATGTTTCACATCAGGATTATTACAATCTTCAGAATGATTATAGATTATTTTACTAATTGTTATCATATAACTTAAATATTAATTACTTGTCAAATATACATATAAAAATAATACATTACACTTTTAAAGTGTACTTTTTACAAAATAAAATGTAATTTTTACACTCTAGAAATGTAACGCATTATCTAAGTTATTGATTATTAAAGAGTAATTTAAAATACTATATGGTTTACTTCAGTACAATTTAATTTATAAGTAGAGGATTTTGTCATTTTAAATTTCATTTTTACTATTCCACTTACTCTATTTCCTTTATTAGTTTCATAATGGAAACCATTTCTTTGTCCTTGAGATTCTTGTTTAGCTGCTATATTTTGAATATACCATTTATTGATCATATTTACTGTCTTATTACTTGTACATACCTCTTCATGTAATACAGGATGAATAAATCCGTTATGAATATGTTCGGTAATCCAAATATCTGCAGAAGGAGCCTCAGCTTTAGAAATATCTATACCAAGACTACCTTTACTTCTTGTTCCTCCAGAATAAGGGGAATGGGAGAAATGAATTAATTGAGTGCGACGATTTGGTTCTTTTCCTCCAGTAATAAGAATGTATCCGGTATAGTCAGATATAGGAACATCTACTCCACATATTAAGGAAAGTAAATCTATATTATGGTGTTTAATTATAGAATTGTCATGGTTTCCCCTATTCCAAGAAATAATTCTATCTTTAAAAGGTTCTACTATTTCTTTTTTAACTGTATTTATAACTCTATTTGCATAATCTGTTTCATTATATTTAGGAAGAACATCAGATTTAGAGCCTCTTTTATCATTTACAAATTGCATAACATCTATAGAATCTCCTCCTATTACTATGTATGTTTTGGGATTATCTATTAAATATTTCTTTACTTTGTCCCATACCGAATACTTACTATCGAAATGTAAGTCGCTGATCCATACTATTTCAAATTCATCTTGGTTTATTTTAGCTTCTAAAATACCGGAAGGATGTTTAATTAATTTCATAAAGTTAATTATTGGTGAGTATTAATACGTTTATTGTTGAGTATTACTATGTAAATATATAAAATGTTTTATTACAAATGGTTAAGGAATTAGGGGATATTTTTTAATTTTTTAAAATTTTATTTTTTATTTTTTTTTGGTTTTTAAAATTTTGTTAGTGGATGAATGTGGGGGAGTCCTACAATTAACCTCCCCCTAAGCCTTGGGAGTAGATGGGTACTCCTTATGTTTAATCTTAAAATTTAAAGTTATGGCAAAAATTGTAAAGGTAACCGAAACCTCGAACGGTAATGATTTAGTTCGCTTCGCTCACGAAATTGTAAAGACCATTGCAGGTGTTGAGTTCAAGTCTTCACTAGTATTCTATATGTTCTGCAATAAAGGAGACTTCGAAGTAAATGATGAGTTCGAAGCATTTGACGAACTATTAAAGGCTTGTGATATAACCAAACGTCCTTACACTCATGATAATGGGGAAACTACGATAACAAATTGGTTAACACTTAAAATGTAAGGATTGAGAGCGAAAGCTCTCTTTCTTTTAATCAAGCATCAACACTATTAGCATACTTTAGAAATGTATTACTATTACCATACTTTAATTGTTAATAACTTGTTGATAAGTTGTTAATATGAGGTATAAAACCTGTTGATAACTTTCTAAAAATTGTTAATAACTTTTTATAATCATGGAAAAGTACCAAAAATGTAATTGCGTAAGTAGTTGATAATGAGGGAGTCTCCCTCCAACAACCTTTTCCTTCGATAATCAAATCATCTAAAAATACCATTGTCACTTTAATTATAGCCTTTAGTTAAACAACACATCTTATATATTAACCTCTAATTTTTAAACCAATGATACATTTAATAATCATATTAATCATTATAGCTTTCTTTCTACTCTGTTATTTTGTAGGTAATCATTTAGAGGGAAAAACTTTCAATACATTAAAAGATAAGCTTGAAAATATGTTAAATGGACTATTATTCATATTATTAAACATTTTATTAGTAATTGCGGTAATATCATTATTAACACTTATCTACATTATAATACATTTCAGTTTATCGTAACATTAACCTCTAATCTTTAATCAAATGTCAGTATTTACAATAATAATCACAGCAATAGTATCCATAATACTATTCGTAGGATTCGCAATATTTGGAACTGTTGATGATCCTGAACAACTAAAACATACTAAAATAAAACCATATACTATTGCATTAAGAGTATTGTATATCTCAATAGTAATAATATCAGCAGCTTATGGATTCTTTCTAGGGACTATATATAATTAGATATATTTTGCTCCCCATAGAAAAAATACTTAATTTAATGTAGTTGCTAATTACTTTAGAGCTGTATGCTTGTGAATTGTATATCCAACGGGAGTATTGAAGTATTAAGAATTGGGACTGATTCAGAAGACTTAATTTACCTGATCCAAATATCCTCAATACTAATTAGCGAGATATAAGTTTTAGTTTAGTCATAAAACCAGAAAATCCTGAGAATATATTTACCACAATAGACTTCTCAGGATTTTAGTATTCCAATTAAGGAATTAATATCTTTATTCTATTGTGGTGATACAAAGTTAAAATAAATTATTAAATAAACAATACTAAACTAAAATATTTATGAATCTAAAGGAAATAATTAATAGAGATTTCTCAGAAACAATAACTCAAGAAGAATGTTTATTTGTGCTACATGAGTATATTAAAGTAAGAAAAAATATTGAAGTTAATCCAATAATTGATATAATTTCAATAAAAGGACAATTAACAATATTACCTCAAATACAAAAAATGATAGAATTGACTAATGCTGCAATTATATGGTACAAGAATAATCCAGATAAAATAAGTAATTAAAAACATAAAAACTAAATAAAATGAAA